GAACGACTGGCGTGGTTTGCAAGATTGCCAAACGTTCTGTAACGAATATTCGACACTGTATCTTTCGTAGCGCCGCATTGCTTGCTGACAGCATTGTCTGACCAGCCGTCGTGGTATTGCCAGCCAAGTTCTAGTTCATCGCCGTGCTGCGCAATGAAACTTTCAATATCAAACCTCTGCCGGGGCGTTAATTGTTTCTGTGACATATGTTTGTCCTCATTTGTGTTGGCACATTTTTTAAGCGCGGTGCCGTAAAGCGCTCAGTAGCCAAAAATTTCTTTGGCTTTTTTTCTTGTCGCTGGATTGTTCCAATAGAACGTGTCGTAATTTGGAATGACCGCTGCGGTTATTGCTTCTGGGGAATCAAAGCCTGCAAGAAAATTTTGCAACCGCATTGCGGTATGGCAAACCTCGTTAAAATCGGGCGCGCTATCTAAAAGCTCGTAACGCGCTGACCGTTTGGGCGTGAGATAAATAAACTCAATTTTCCTATTACCACTGGCTTTTTGATAAATCGAACCTTGCCGTCGATGCGATGCCGAAATAGCTGATGGTAAGCGACCAGTAGTTTTGATATCGATTACACTTTCTTCGGTTTCAAAATCCGTGTAACCGATACATGGAACGTCAATGTTTGGTAGCTCAATTTCTATTCTTTTTTGGTAATCGTCTAACCGTGGTAAATCGCCTTCCCAACAATCTTGATACTGTTCCATCATCAATGGAATGTTCGCAGCCTCGCGTACCCGCGCTTCCCCGTTACACCCCAACGCCGTCCGTTTATTAAAATCTTTCATAGCTTCTTCAAGGGGATCATCGAACTCGCCTCCTTGGTGCATAATTTGCAGCCCAAGCTCCACGGCATTGCCTCGCGCCATCGCAGGGTTTGCGGGGTCGTATAGCTTATGAACGTATCGCGCGACCCACAGGCCAAGGTCGTTTCGAGCTACATCTAAAGAACTGTGACTGACATGCTGTACGAAATCCGAAATTTTCATTTTTTGTAGGCCATCTGCATAAGTTTAAGAAGTGATTCTTCGCGCAGTACATAGAGGCGGGGTGATCGGTCTTGCCTAACGCAGAGCCAGTCGCTTATTCCGTCGTCTTGCGCGAGCGCGTCGTATAAAAATTTAAAACCGGATTTTTTGCGTTTTGCTTCGATTACAAAGTCTTCTATGTGAAGATCGCCTGCATGTTCATCGCCAAGTTGTAATTTGTATGCGCCAGAAGCCAGCGTGCGCCTAGCCTCGAAACCCTTTTCTATCCAATAATCCCGGCACGCAGCTTCTAATTCGTATCCGCGCTGTTTGTTGCGATTACTCATCCCGCTTGACCAAATCTTTTGCCGTCACAAATTTATTGGTCGCGTCTTCGATTTTGAAGGTGTTGCTCACATTGGGTCTGCGCTTATTCGTTGCCCAAAAATAAACGGCGTTTCTGCTCACCCCAATTTTTCGCGCAAATTCGCCGTATGTTAATTTTTCGCTTTTGAGATATTTTTCTAGGTACATCCGCGCTATCGACAAATAATGAGTAAAATTATTGATGTACGCTGAGTGTAACAAACTGTTACTTGTTTTTAAATGAGAAAGTAAATATATTGTAAGTGTACTAGGAATGTACTAGGAATGTACCGGGGGCCACATTGGCAAAAAATAGAATAAGACAACTAAGGTTGCAAAACGACGTTACCGCCGCGCAATTGTCGCGCATGATCGGTGTGACGGGCGCGCGTTTGCGTCGTTGGGATCGAGGTGAGGTAAACCCGCCTTTCGACATTTGCCAAATGATTGCAGAACGTTTTAAGGTCAGTAGAGATTACGTAATGGGAGAAGATGTTTCGGCAGAAGAACCGTCGCAATTTGTGCTCCCTGCAAAAAACAATTTGATACCACTTTACGCGCGCAGACGTTGGGAATCGTCCATTAACGTAGGCGAAGGACCAGTGGATCATATTGAAAAACCATTGGATTTATTAGGGATTGATGATTGTTATGCGATAATGATTTTTGATGCCTCTATGGAACCTCGGTTTTTTGCAGGGGAAGTGGTGATCGTACACCCATTTCGTCCGGTCAGAAGTGAAGATTATTGTGTTGTGCAGTATCGTGAAGAAGATAAAATTTTGGCTATAGCAAAACGCTTCCTATCACGCGATGAAAACGGGATACGTTTAAGCCAACACAACCCCGAAAAAATCATTGTAATAGACGACGAAAAACTTTTATCGATTCATTATATTAAGGTTATTCGCGCAATATAGTTACGCTCAGTGTAACTTTTTAGTTGACGACTCCATAAAAAAATTATTATTAGTGTACTCCAAAAGACTCTAGGAGTACTCAAAATGAAAACACTTAAAACTTTTTTATCGCCAAAAGAAGCAGCGGTGGAAATTTGGGGTGAGTGGACATATTCGACAAAAAACAAAATTTATAGGTGGCTAAAAAATGGTTATTTCAACGAAATAGCCACGCTTCACAATTGCCCGATCATCAAAGACGGAAATCATTACCACATCCCAAACGCGCTGATAAAAGCAATCAGGGGGGATCAATGATCTGTCAAAAATGTCACGGAAATAATTTTTATTTCATGCACGGCAAACGTTATAATTGCGATTGCGAAAATTTTGACGAGATAGATCGACCGCAACATTACAATAGTGGGGGACAACAACCCTATCCTTTTATCAAAAGTCATCAAATGTCTTTTGCGGAAGGGAATGTCGTAAAATATTTAGTGCGCTATCGTTTAAAAGGTGGAGCAATAGATTTAAAAAAAGCGCGGTGGTTTCTAAATGACTTAATAGAAGACGCGGAAAAGCAATGAGAAAAAACCATCCGCAGCCTCCGCAAAAAAAATTAACTTATACTTATTCTAAAAGTCATTATCCAAAAGAAATTAGGGACTTACTAGCTTGGCGAGTAATTGGTGTGCAGAAGGGTATTGCTGCGCGATGGGTTTTGACTCCCGATCATCCGTTTTTGGATGCAGACGATCCATTCAAAACCGCAATGACAGCCGCAAAATCAGGAAACCTAATTATGGCCCAAAAACGCATTGCACCATACCACTTTGAACTTTGGTCGAAGTTTCCACAAAAATTTCTCAGAAAGGAATTTTGTCATGCCAAGTAAAAGAGGCTTATACGCAAACGTGAACTCTCGTAGAAAATCAGGGACATCTAGGCCCAAATCAAAAAGCACAATTAGTCCGAAACAATATAATCAGATGAAAACGGGCTTTAGTAAAAAGAAAAAATGATTACAATGGACAATTTCAAATCATTGTATTTTGCGCCTAAGAAAATTTTTAAAGATAAAAAAACGATTAGTCGGGAAACGCAGCTAAAATTACTTGCAATCACCATAAAAAATAACAGTATCGGTCGTCGCTGATGGACGATGAAAAAAACGTTTGCAAAGAATGTGACGGGACAGGTCGAGTGGAGCGCGAAAAAGTCGTTGGCGGGTTTACGAAACGAGGACCGCATCAAAGTTATTTTTTATACTGGACGTATTGCGATGTATGCGATGGCGACGGCAGTGACGATGCGACCTGACAGTCATGACAAAAATGACGTTTTAGTGACAAATTAAAACTAGACTTTGGGTATATTTAAAGTATACTAGAAGTGTACTAGGAGTGAATAACCCATTGAAGTCGTTCACAAACCATTGATATTTAAGGGTTTTTTTTTCGGTGAAAACAGGCTCATAACCTGAAGGTCGTAGGTTCAAATCCTACCCCCGCAACCAAATTCTCTCTTTAAATTCAACGACTTGTGGAATGCCTTAAAATTTTGCTGGCTAACAAATGACGTTTTGATGACGTTTTTTTTAGCAAAATTCGCAGAAATGCGTAAACAGCATGACCTACAGGTTAGATTCTCTGTTGTATTAGGTATAACAGTTGTTATATCATAAGTAATATTATGCAACTTTTGAGGACATTATGAAGAACAAATTAGGAATATATGAAAAAGAAAAAAACAAAAAATACACTATCGATCTGCGGTCTATAAAAAGAGGCCGAGTCGTTTTCGAGGGGACTTATTCTCAAGCAAAGAAACAACGATTGTTATTGCTCAATAAGTATAATTTTAACGATGTGATTATTGAACAAAACGATCCTGTGTATATTGCAAAGGCAATTGAACTTTTTCACATTAGACAAAAGGAAAGGTTTACAGATGGATTTGTTGGGAAAGGAGAGTTAGGAAATAAAAAACTACATTTACAACGGTTAGCACAAACGGAAATAAACGGAAAACCAACACATCGATTTGCGCTCCGCGATATGAGCTTTGATTTGCTGGACACTGTTCTGAGGCGGCAAATTATTGCAAATCAGGGTAATTCAAAATTGGCTTCAACGACGGTGCATCGCACGTTCACCACGATTAAACAATTTTTTAAATGGTGTTTCAATCAAGGGTGGATAGAAATTAATCCAGCTATTCAATTGGAATGTAAGAGGGGAAAACCGGCTGTGGGAAGGCGGATCAAGCCAAACGAAATGGCGGTTATCATATCAAACGTCCCTGCGTCGTATAGACGGCAGGTAAAAACCGCTGCTTACACCGGCATGCGCGCCGGGGAATTAGTTGCTTTAACGTGGGAAAATATTAATTTCAAAGAAGGTTATATCAATATAACAAAAGCTCGAAAAACAGACGGAAGCATTGGTGGACCAAAAACGGAAAAAGGAATAAGAGAGATTAAAATGCTGGACGAACTAAAACTAGAGTTAAAAAGGTGGAAAATTGCTCAACCTTTTAAACAAAGACATAAGAATTTAGTTTTTCCGACAAGAAATGGGGAAATGGCCGATCATAATAATTGGCGCACGCGAGGCTTGAAAGTCGGTTGCGAGGGCGCAGGGGTAGAACCAATAATGTGGAAAGATTTGCGCAATTTCTTTGCTAGTGTTCTGATTTTCTCTGAAAAAATAAATGATAAGATGACGGCTGCGTGGATGGGTCATGGTAGTGCAAATTTTACATATGAACAGTACGCGCGTTATTATAAAGATTTAAAGAGAGATGAAGAAATAATAAATGACGCATTTGAATTAAATGGCAACAACGATATAAACGTAGGACAGGGATAATGAAAACAGATTTATACGAAAGAGTTTCGATTACAGCGCAAGATAAAATTGATAATAAATATAAATTCACAAATCGGCTCGAAGATGAACATCCTCTGCAAAAACCGATGAGTTTTCAGTATGTCGAAGCCGACACTTTTCGCAAGCATTTTTTTGGTTTTGCTCGCACCAGAATTACTAGCATAGTACGGATGCAAACGCGTAGCGACATTCTTGCAAATTTTTATGAGCCATCCCCCGGTCGTTTGCTGATGCATACTTTGTATGCGGATTGTGTTGCTCAAAGAATGACGACGCAGCAAAGTTTGATGAACTCGCTTGGAGTTAGTGCTCAAAAAGCAGGGCAATTAATAAACAGGCTAATCGATACAAAAGTTGTGACTCGTTATAGACACGCGAATGATTTGAGAACGCACATTCTTGTACCGTCGATTGAATTTTTTGTGACGATGGAAAAGCATATGGCGCATTTCGTCGTCCGTTCGGCCTACAACACGGGTCGACTACCCGACTCGCATTTGATTGCTTCGCTAATCGAGTTTGATAAGCTCAGAAAACAACATTTCAGCACGTTTATGTACAATTTGACAAATTTTAATATTGAAAATTATGTTAAAAAAGTAAAAAACCAAGACCCCGAACATTCAAAAACTCGTTTGCGGTTGATAAAAAACGACTAAAATCTGGGCTTTTTGCGTGTCAAGCAAAATTAGCGGTAAAATATACCGATATATTATATAGGTAATTGTTATAGATTAACTTTTTTGCGGTGCTATTCTGGATTTTCGCGCAGCGAATGTGCTTGGAAGCAAGAAGGTTACGACATGATAAAAATCGAAATCGTCGTTGAGAAATCGACTACGGAAGTTTTTATTGAACAAATTGATGGTTCATTTGAAAGTTATCAATTTGCTGATAAAAATAAAGCAGTAGAATTTGCAAAATCAGCGGCACAAACTTATAAATTAATTGGACCAGTTGAACAAAATTTTAACCGTTTTCAAGCGGTGGCTTAATATAGACCCCTCGCGTTTTTCTGTCGACGTAGGCAATGCGAACATTTAATTTTTTCTGCACATCGCTTCTTTTGCGATAAATTCTATTTGGTATTCTGCGGTTTGGGTTAAGACGAAACTTATCGGCTTTGCTATCTAATAACACAATTTTTCCATCTTCATTGACACAAATCAAATCGGCTGGCCCCTGATGAGCCAGAGGTCGAAACACATAATAACCTTTTCGTAACATATACTCTGTCAGAATTGCTTCGCAAATTTGACCTATTTGGTGACGTTCAGTCGGCAATATTTGCCATACGCTGCGATAGCCGCTGCGCCCTCTGTGGCGTCTGCTCACTCCACCGGCTGTCGAGCATCTCAATCGACGCAGCCTGGTAATCGCCAACCTCGATCAGCGCGTTAGTTTTGACAAATTTTTTAAGCCTCGTTTTTCCAAGCTGGAAACACATATTTGTTAGTATTTTTTGCAGCTCGTCGGGCTTCAGATCAAAATTTTCATATATGCTGCGGCAATCTCCGATAGTCCGGTATATATCCATCTCGAACAGCGCGTTGACGCGGCTTTCGCTGACCTCCGTGCCGAGAGGCAGGTTGTATTCTGGTTCACCTTCTAAGCAAAGGTGTCCGATTCCGACGGTCAAGTGCAATTCGCTGCATAAGTACGACCGTAGGATTTTGCCTTCGTCAGCGGAAATTTCTTCGCGTAATTCATCTAAATTCATTTGCGGATAGCCTTAGTAATACCGCCTATTAAGGCTGGTACGCTGTTTTTCAGCACGCTAATTCCCCAAATACCCCCAACCATGCTCAAGACAATTTGAATGTACCATTGAGGCATGACAGTTAGCGCGATTTGAAAATAGTTTTGAACTGCGATTGGATCGAAAGCAGCCCAGATAAGTGGGAAAACAAAGACGCCGAAACTAATTCGCCGCAACCATTTGTCTTTATCGGTGAGGTTCGCCATTTCCCAGTTATGATTGTTGCTGGCAGTGTCGAGAAGAAGACGAGCTTTGTTTTGCTTTTCCGCCTTCTTCATCTCCTGTTCCGACATCACATAATCTTTGACGCCGTTGACGATAGGCCCAAGGATACCGCTGAATAAACCAACCATTATTTGCGCCTCGCCAATAAAATAATTGTAATAGTAATTAAAATTAGCATCCCAAGTTCACCGGGGGTGAAAGCCACAGGCGGCATCATCATCATTTCTTCACCTGTGCGAATGAAGTCGCCCCGAAATACACAGCCACAAGCCCCGACAACCCGTAGAAGATGGGGCCGATGGGGGTTTGCGTGTAGGCCGAAGGGTTAAACAACACGCAAAAAACGGTGATTGCCATGAGTGCGAGTGCCGCCCAGCACATCAAACGACGGTTAATTTGATATGCTTTTTTATCCGGTATGTTGTCTTCTGCCATGATTATTTTCCTTTCAACAAAGGGTTATCGAGAGCGCGTTGAAGCCGTTTATTTAATGTTGCTTCAAGCGCATCGAGCTTTTCGTCTACGCTGGAAATCTTCGCATCGAACCTTTCGCTGGCACTCGAAGTGATAGAGCGCAGCGTTCTCTCAGCTTGCCGCATTGCCGATCTGGTGTCGGCGTCTGCTTGGCGGGACCGGCGATCTACGCCGCCGATAGATTTGTAGATTTTCGCGGAATCGCTCCGCTGGTCATCTCGAAGGTCACGGGCAAGTTGTTGTATCTCACCGACCCGCAAACGCACAGACGCCATCTCTTTTCGGACAGCATCAACAGTTTCGTTTTGGACTGCTAATTCTTGTCGGATGCCTGAGAGGTCAGGGGCTGAGTAGCTGGCAATCTGCTCCCGCATATTCATATAATCTTTGTAAAATTCAAAGCCGAAAAAAAGACCAGAGCCAATTGTTCCCAACAGTGGAACTAGAAGAAGCAGCTTACTGCCCCCTAGCTTTATGCCCTTGTATTCTATTTCAGCCATTACCGTTTCCAGTCGAGTTGCACGAGCGCATCCATTGCCCCGTTTGAGCTACCGAATAGCGTGTAATTTTGCATTGGGTTAACCAGACTGCGGTCGTCGTTCATCG